TCCTCATGGCAGCCTCGGCGCAGGGTGACGGAGGTCTGCGGTCATGGACCTGCTCTGCCATCTGGATCAGCGAGGCCGCGTTCAGCGAAGGCTACGACGAACTCAAGTCCACTGCCGTGGCATCCCTCAATGGGGGTCAGCTGATCCTCGAGAGCACTGCCAACTACCACGGCGATCCGATGTACCTCGAGCGACAGCTCATCGAGTCCGGGATGGTGGACGGCATCAATCTATTCTTCCCGTGGTTCGCGCTGCCTGAGTACAGCACTACGCCGCCTGAGGGCTGGCAACCTGACCCGTCCAGCCCGCACTCCCTCGGCCAGCAGTACTGGGCGGAGGTCAACCGCAACAAGCTGGGCACCATCCGCTTCAGGCGCGAGTATCCGGAGACACCCGACCAAGCCTACGCTGCCGTGGCCGGAGCCTGGCTCGAGGACGGACTCTTCCAAGACGTGGAGTCCATCCGTCTTGAGACTTCAGGCGGGGCACTCGCAGGTGTAGACCCTCGGGACAAGTACGCTATCGGGGTTGACGCAGGCGCAGGTACGGGCGGCGACTGGTCGACCATCGTCGTCGTGTCCGCCATGACGCGTCAGGTCGTCGATGTCCGACGCAGCAACACCATGAGCCCGACCGAGTGGTCCGAGGTGGTCGCCGACGCCAGCCGCAAATGGAACAACGCCAAGGTGTGCGTCGAGTCCAACGGTGTGTGGGGCGGCGTCATCGTGACAGAGCTACGGCACATGTCGATCCCCCAATGGACGGACGAGAAGGGCAACTACTGGACGACCAACGCAGAGTCGAAGCCCCGCATGCTCGAGGGTGTGCGCGATGCGCTGGCTCGGGGGCAGATCCAACAGCTCGACAGCTGGACCATCGGTGAGCTGCGCTCCTTCAAGATCGACGAGAAGGGCAGGCCGTATGCCCCGACTGGCGGTCTGCACCACGGCGATACTGTCATCGGATTGGCGCTGGCTCTTCAGTGCTTACTCACGGTGCGGGTATCTGACAAGCCCTTCCTGCCACAATGGATCACGGACCGCAAGGTTGCCGAGGCCAGAAAGCAGGGTGCCCGCCACGATCTTCGCCGATACTGACAACCTTGTGATACCCTGAGGCCACCATGCCCCGTACCGAAAAAGACCGCATCCAGTTCCTGCGCGCCGCGTTGCAAAACCATACCGACTTCTGGGACGAAGCACGCCCTCGGATGCGTCGCTATAAGAACGCGTACATGACCAAGTTCTATGCCGACATTGACCTCGTGTCAGACACGGCGATCCGCGTCGAGACTGCCGACGCCTACGCGACCATCGAGTCCATGATGGGCAGCCTGTTCACCAAGTACCCGAGCGTCGAGGTCGGACCTGACATCACAGGCAAGGGCGATGCGGTGTTCACCAAGACCATCGCCAACGACTTCCTCAAGTCCGCGCGCACCCAGGTCGAGTCCGCGGCACGCATGGCGCTCATCTACACGAGCTCCTTCCTGAAGCTGGCCCCGCGTGAGAGCAACACGCTGCTCGGCAAGATCGCGATGCGCGCTATCCCGCCGTGGCAGATCATCGTAGATCAGGATGCCGCGGCATGGGAGGACTGCAGGTTCGTAGGCCACGTGTACTACCTGTCTGTCGACGAAGCCATCGCCAAGTTCGGCAACAAGAAGTTCGTGGGTGCACCTCAACGGGACTACTTCACAGACTACGAGCGGAACAACGACCGCTCTTACCGCAGCTACAATGGCACGTCGAACGCCGAGTTACCCAATGAGTACCTGTACATAGAGGTCGTAGAGATGTACGACCTGCTGAACAGCGAGCTGCTGTTCTGGTCGAGCCACTACAAGAACGGAGCAGAGCTGCTGAGCAAAGACGCGATCCCTGTCATGACCTTCGACGGGCGTCCTCTGCCAAACATCGTGCCCTTCTACTTCGCACGTCAGCCCGACCGCCCAATGATTGGGTACTCTGCTATGTCCCGCGTCTACGACCAATGTTTCGAGAAGAACGTTTTGCGCACGTTCTGGGCGAACGCCGTCCGCCGCGACAGCCGTCAGTTCATCTACAAGGAAGGAGCCTTCGACGACGAGGCTCTTGCCAAGATCACGAGCGGCATCGACGGGGCGATGATCCCCACCGACAACGACACACTGGCCGGTCTGATTGCCGAGGTCCCGGTTACTCCGATCAGCAGCAACCACGCAGCCTACCTGAACTACATCGAGTCAGACCTGCAGAAGGGCAGCTTGACCGCCGGCTTTACGCGGGGTGAGGCAAGCAAGGCTACGGCAACAGAGGTCACTGCGCTCATGCAGTACACCTCGAGCGAGCTGGGCAAGATGGCCCGCGACCGCGATGCCACCATCGAGCAGGCTGTCACCCTGTACATCCGCATGCTCATCCCGCTGCTCGACGACGGTGAAACTATTGTCATTGCCACTCCGTCCGGAGCCAGCGCGGCCTCTGTCGAAAAGATAGATGCAGACTGGTCGTTCTATGCAACGGACGGCGGCGGGACTCCGATGACTGACATGGTGCGCAAGCAGCAGCTGACACAGTTGCTCGCCGTTCTGCCTGGCCTCGGCGTCCCCGCCGATAAGCTGCGTGCAGAAGTCGTGCGTCTGTTCGACCTGCCCGAAGCGTTCAACGAGGCGGCTCCGCCTGCACCTGCACCGGAGGCCCCGTCCGCTGCGCCCGGTAGTGTGGTAGCCCCGCCGGAAGCAGCGCCTACCCCCTCGGCTGACACCGCTGCCGTCATCGGAGGCGTGTGATGCCCATCTACGACTTCGTGTGCAAAGAGCACGGCGAGTGGGAAGCCCTGGTCAAGTGGGCGCAGGGTTCAAAGTGTCCGGAATGCGGCGTCGCCGGCGTACAGCAGGTGTCCATGCCTGCGAAGATGACCACGCTGTGGAACGCAGGCTGGAACTCCGGACTCAGTGGCAACGGCTTCTTCAGCCCGAGCGCCGGACACCGCGTTGCGAACAAGCGCGAGGAAGAGAAGATCATGAACGCTCGCGGCTTCGTGAACGAGAAGGACGCAGGAGGCGAGGCCATGTACGACACCCTCGCCTCGCGCAAGATCGACGAGAAGAAACAACTTGATGCGACGGCGAACCTATACCGGGAGAACTTGAAGAAGTTCAACGGGGACAAGGTCATGGCCGTCACTGAAACCTTCCCCGCCAAACAAATGCTTGAACAGGCGCATGCCCATGATGCTGCCAAGGAGTCCCCATGATGATGTCCCCAGAAGAAAAGGCCAATCTTGCGTCGATGCGTTCCGAAGCCATGACCCGTCAGGGTGATGTCGAAGAGAGCGAGGACGAACTGTACTCTGCGTCTGCGCCGAAGGGTTCGTTCAGCGGCAAGGCCGCCAACGCGCTGGTCGAAGCGACCAACCGTCTGCTGCCCCTGTTCGGCATCAAGGACATGTACGACCGGTTCACTGAGCCCAAGATGTCCACCCTGCCCCCGGAGTTCATGCGCTTGCTGACCATGTTCGGCAAGGCGTTCGATGACGCCATCGAAGAAGGCGTGCTGCCCGAAGACGCGAAGATCGACCTCACCGTGATCACCGACGACAACGGACTGCAGGGCCTGGCTGGGCGCATCGGCATGGCCGCCAAGTCCGGCACCTTCAAGCGCTTCCTGACCAAGAAGGTCAAGGAGTCCGCGCCTGCTGAGGAGTCCATGGAGGAAGAAGCCCCGATGGACTCTGCCGAATCCACTGACACCCTGTTCGCAGGAAGGATGTAATCATGCTCGATACCGCAGCCACGCCCGTCGCACCTGCCGCTGAAGCCCCCGTCGAAGTTGTCCAGGCCGCCGAAGCGGAAGACATCAGCCTCGATGAGCTCATCGGTTCAGCGTATGACGATCACCCCGAACTGAAGGGCGGGCACAAAGGCCTGCCCGACTACAAGAAGATCCTCGAGCACCTGCCGGAGAACGGGCGCAAGCTCGTTGGGAATCTGCGCGCCTCGTACACGCAGAAGACGACGGAGATTGCCACGCTCCGGCAGCAGCTCGAGGCAGAGCGCGCATCCCTGGCCCGCGACCGGGAGCTGATGACCAAGTCAGAGTTCGCACAGAAGGTAGCAGAGCAGGCAGCGAAGCCGTTGGAGCACGATGCTTGGAGTGACGAGGGACTGCAGGAGCGGATCGACGTGAAGGCTGCGCAGATGATGCAGCAGATGCTCGCCCCGTTGCAGCAGGATCTCGCCACGCAGAGCCGTCAGGTCGCGCTTGACTCGTTCAAGACCAAGCACCCCGACCTGACCTCGGACGAGATGCGCATGCCCGTTGCGCGTCTGCTGATGGATCGCCCCGAGCTGCGGCTCGAGGATGCGTACTACATCGTGAAGGGACAGGTCGCAAAAGAGCAGAACACGGCAGTGAAGACTGCACAGCGCGAGACTCTGATGAAGACCTCGACCGGCAACGCCGTACGCAGCGCCGAGGCTCCGAAGTTCAAGGACGCATGGACTGCCTACCAGTGGCACAAAGCCCACGGCTCCTCGAAGTGAAGAAGGCCAGCAAGAAGGTCGTGAAGAACCCGTCGACCGGGCGCACTAAGACTGTGCGCTACGGTCAGGTCGGCGCGACTGTTTCACCTGGCACATCGCGGGGTGACAGCTACTGCGCACGGTCTGCTGGCATCAAGAAGGGGCTGAGCCCCGAGAAACAGAACGACCCCAACACCCCGAACAATCTGTCACGGAAGAAGTGGGGATGCGTGGGAAAAAAGAGTAGACGCTGAACCGCACAAAAACGTGCTATACTGCCGGCAGTGCAACTCCTCCCGACTGCCTCAGCGGAACCCCAACAGGTCACCCGTAAGAGAGAACTGGGAGAGCGGAGCCCTTCGGCCACCCGACTGACTTAGTCCTGTTCCCAAAACCATTCAGTTAGGAGGCCGACAAATGGCCATTTCAAATGAACTCCTCTCCTCGACGCTGTTCAGCATCCGGGACGGGGAAGTAGACGAACTCTTCCAGCGCGTCCCTTTCCTCGACTTCGCCAAGCGTCTTGGTGGTATCGAGTACGAAGACGGCGGCATCAAGATCCAGCGCCCGTTGGCTGTGTCCAATCACTCGACGATCACCCAGCTCTCGACCGGCTACGAGCCCGTCTCCCTCGCTGTGCAGGATGTCATGCAGCCCGCTCTGTACGAGTGGTCTGACTTCGTCGCGCCCATCGTTGTCACCAAGAAAGAAGAGCTCGAGAACGCCGGCGAGAAGGCCATCGTCAAGATCGTCGAAGCGCGTATGCGCAACGTCATGGGTCTGCTTCGCCGCGAGATCAACAAGCAGCTCGTTGCTGGTGACTCCGCTGTTCTGACCTCCCTCGGGACTCTGAACGGTGTTGCCACTGTGACCGGCTTCCTCGAGCAGGGCGCACCCACGGCGGCTGGTCAGACCAACACCGTTGGCGGTCTTGCTCGCTCGCTCGTCCCGGACGGCAACGGTCTGTTCAACCGCATCTTCAACGCGAACAACTTGTTCGGCACCGACGGTATCCGGGGCATGCAGCAGATCGCGGCCGAGACTTCTGCTCGCGCACCGATGGGTGAGATCAAACTCATCCTCACTTCGGAAGCTGGCTATGCCAACTACCGCCGCGCGTTGTTCCTGCAGGAGCGCTACATCGACGAGAAGCAGCTGAACGCGGGCTACATGAGCTTGGCGTTCGGGAATGCAGCGGTGGTGCAGGACGTGTTCATGCCTACCAACGCCACCACCGGCCTTAATCTTCAGGCAACCATGTACTTCATCAACTTCGATGGTATCAAGTTGGTCATGCACAGCGATGGCGACCTCGCGGTCAGCCCCTTCGAGTACATCCCCGGCACGACCGCTCGGTCTGCACAGATCTACTGGAAGGGTCAGCTCATCGCTGACAACTTGGCATCCTGCGCACTTCTCTTCAACGGCGAGGGCTTCTAAACATGGCAACTACCAATATCCTCCAGTACCTCGAAACTACTGGCAAGTCCGTCACGACCGGCGCCGACGTACAGCTGGGCACCAACCCGCTCAACCGCAAGCAGGAAGAGACGTTCCTCACCGAGACTGCCATCACGGCAGGTCAGCTCGTTGCGGTCGACGTCACGGCAGCCCGGATGACTCTCGACCCTACCGGCGGCAACTCGTCGGTGACTGTCATCACTGCGGACTTCAACGCAGTCGGCACCGTGCAGAAGATTGTAGTCGGCGTTGCAGCACAGGCCGTCACCGGAACCGCGACTTCGCCCCAGCCCATCCGGGTTGTGGTGCGCGGTCCGGCCACGGCGTCGAACCTCGCCACCGTTGGCTGCGCTGTCGGCGATCCTCTGGTGCTCGACACTGCCGGCGCAGCGGGCGCTTGCATGGTCAACACAGCCGCAAACATCGGTCACGTTGTTTGCTACGCGATGGAGACTGTGGCTGCGGCTGGACCTGTCAAGGTCTACGTCCTCGGCTGCGGTATCTAAGTCTGCGCCAGTAGCAACAAGTCGGGTGGTGTGGGATAATCGTCCCGCACCGCCCGCATCTGCATGGAGTCCGCGTGAACCTGACCGAAATCCGAAACAAGATCAAGTCGATCACCGATTACTCCCCGGAGTTGACCGTCTACAACGAGCAGCTGGACCTGCTTGTCGGCGATGCGTACAACGCCATCTGGACTGAGAAGCGCTGGCGCTTCGCACAGAAGACCATCTTCATGGACGTCTGGCCCGACATCGTGTCTCTCCAACCTGACGGCACCACGAAGCTGTGCATCGTTACGGACAACCGCCGACGCGTCGGCTTCACCGGCCCGATCAAAGCTCTGCTCTCGTACCCCTACGTGTGGGAAGGTCAGATCATCGAGATCAACGGACGCGACTACTTCATCGACGCCGTGACCACGGGCACCGAGATCCGCCTGCGCGAACCCTACCGAGGAACTACGAGCGCAACCAACAGCACCTGGAAACTGAAGCACCGCTTCTACGATCTTCCTGCTGATGCCGTTGAGATCCTCGGTCTGCTGCACAAGGACACCCCTGCGGTCGGGAAGATCCCTCCGTACGGTGCAATCCGGGGCATCACGGCGCGCCGCGAAGAGGACTTGAACCTCCGTGAAGACTTCACCAGCTTCTATTCACAGTGCTACATCCCCTACGGCACGAGCAACGTGCCCCCGGCAGAGACGCTCACGCTGGCATTGGGCACCGGCAGCATCACCATCGGCACCTACCTCGAGCTGTGCTGGGCCTTCGAGACGGACGGCGGCAAGAAGGTCGGAGCGTTGAGCGAGTCGGCCATCTTACAGGTCACCGGCAACTCCGCTCGCAGTATTGTGGTTACCTTCAAGACGTGGGACGGCGTGACCGTCGCGGCCCCCGGCTACGTAGACAACGTCGACCAGGTGATGAACTCGTTCGAAGGCCTGAAGAAGCGCGTCTACTTCAATCAGAACTTCAACAGAGTCACCGGCATCCGCAACCCCGGCCTGCCTGTCTGGCGTGAAGTGACCTTCGGCTCGACGGCCGCGCTGCCTGCGACTCCGTTCGTCAACACCTCCGATGATCCTGTTCGTGTCCAGGACACTGCGGGCACCTACCAGATCGAGTTCCTCAATCAGGTCAGCCCGGGCAACAAGCGCTACATCGACTACGACGGCTTGCACCTCCGCTTCCGCCCGTACCCCCGCCCCATCGGCAACGACTTCTACTACGACTACATTCCGGGCATCCCGAGTGAGCCCGTGCAAGAGGGCTACAACGACGCGAACGAGCGCCAGTTCCGCCAGTGGGAATGCCGCTACTACCGCAAGCCTGCGCGCCTCGGACTTCCGACCGACACGCCAGAGTTCCCCATCGAGTTTCACCAGCTGGTGATCTACAAGGTGCTGCACGACATCTACAGCAAGCACGACAACCTGGCTCAGGCGGGCAACTACCAGAAGAAGTACGAGAAGGAGATCCTCCGTCTACAGAAGCGCTACGTCGACAGCGTCGACACTGACATTGTGCGCGGCCAGTTCGGAATCACGGGCCGCATCTTCTCTCCGTACGATCCTGCCTCCCTCCGCCGGGTGAACTAATGCAGACTAACGCCCTCCCCGATGTCGCAGCTGCCGGCATCGATCAGCGCTACACGATTGGTCAAAACTCAGGGGAGAACGTACAGAACCACCGCTACCTGCCCGATGGCGGATGGCGTAAGGACCGGGGATGGGAGCCCTTGATCCCGTACCCTGCCACCCCGTTCATCCTGACCGCTGCAGAGCTGGCCGTCGCTCGCGCTCCGTGCCGCTTCCTCGCAACGTGGGCCCGCCACGGCGGGTCTGAAGAGTACTACATCCAAGAGCGTGCAGGCATCTTGTCTTACACCTACGGCAACGTCGGCGATGCAGTCACTTCAGAGATCGTGCTTGCACGGAACCGCCATCTGCCTCGAGTGGATGAGCCCGGTACGCAGTTCGTGCCCTTCGGCCGCTTCGCGCTTCTCCTCAACGGGCATGACGAGATGTTCAAGTGGTGGGGCCGTGCGAAGCTCGAACCCTTCGGGTTCATTCTGCCTACGCCCACGCCCTACTGCGTCGGGGTGCAGACTACCTACTCCGCCCCGGGAATCCCGGCCGAACCCGACGCATTCGTCGCCCCGACCGGGGACGGTATCAACAACAGTCTGGTGTCTATGGCCGTGCAGTTCGAGGCCGGGGACTACCTCGGACTCGGCGACCCAGACAAGGGATCAATCAACTCGTACTCGTATCGGCAGACCTACGTCACGGACACTGGCTCCGAGTCCCCGGTCAGCAATCCGGCTAACGTGAGCTGGACGGTGTACACCGACGCCACGTTCCCCGCCACGACCGAGGCTCAGCGAATCCGGTACGCTGACGCGAACGCCCGCAAGTACGGCGTAATGGTGCAGGGGCTTGAGCCCGGCCCCGACGGCACCGTCGCCCGTCGTATCTACCGCACCAAGAACAAGAAAGATGGGCTGACCGGAGCCGGCGATGTCTACTACTTCGTCTGTCAGATCAACGACAACACCACGCGGCAGTACCTCGACTGCATCCCAGACAACCAGCTTGTCGACAAAGCCCCGACCTTCGCGGACTCGGTCACGATCAGCAATAGCTACAAGTACGGCGCGGCGTGGAACGGCGCGATGTGGCTGGCTGGCGGAGACACCACGCCCACGCAGCTCATCTACTCGGCACAGGGTCTGCCGGAGCAGTTCCCGGCGTTCAACTACTTCGACGTAGGGGTACGCGACGGTGGTCACATAACGGCCTTGGTTCCCTACTATGATGTGCTCCTGGTCTTCCGTGAGAAGGCCATCGACGCCGTGTTCACGAACGCAGCGGGCGACGGGTTCACCTGCACCACGGTCAACCAGTCCATCGGCACCATCGCTACGAACACCATCCGC